TAGAGGGCTACCCAAATCCAAACTAGATTATTCACTTGAGATCCGGTATAAGGAATCAAGCGGTAAGTGGTCTGCATGGATGAATAAGGGAAAAGGAAGCTTTCAAAGTATTGAGATAGTACAAAGGCAAATAAGACTCCTAGCTGCATCATATTACGGCCGTGAGAAGGAGATCCGCTTTGAATGGAATGGATGGCTATGTGATTTTGCAGGACTTCCCACAGGCGAAGTAATTAGCCTAAAATGAAAGCGATCGGATGGCTATATGACAATGAATTCAAATATGTATTCCAGAATATAGGCAAGGATCTATGGGAAGATCTCAGGCAGGAGGTAGCGGTGATAGTCCTAGAATACGATGCAAATAAATTGAAGGAACTAGAAGCCAAAGGGAAACAGGTATTTAAGTTCTGGATAGTTCGTATCTGCTGCAATCAAACTAACTCAAAGTACGGTAAGTTCGGTAGGCTATATGGGAGCCTTGTCCCGGTGGAAGATATAATGAAGTTTGTAAAAGAAGAACAGCAAATCGATAACAGTCAAGAAGTAGCGGATGGGATAGCAAAGATAGTGCAGGGTTTGTATTGGTACGATCAGGAGATTCTTAAGATGTATGTGGAACTCGGATCAGTCCGGAAGGTATCAAAGCAAACAGGCATTCCACACACTTCAATATTTATAACAATTAAAAAAATTAGATCATGTATCAAATCACAGTTGGTGTACTAGGGTCGGTAGGGTTAACCCTGCTTTATTTCTATATCCTGAACTTTCCTAAATTTTTTAAAGAAGTTACGGGCAGGAAGTTGGTCAAGCCTTTTAGCTGTTCTTTTTGCATGTCATTTTGGATCAGCTTCTTTTTTCTAATTTTAAAAACGGATTTACTAGAAGCGATATTTATATCTAGTATAGTACCCTTCATCTATCTGTATGTGGATGATCATTTCACTAACAAATTTCAACTATGACACCAAAAGAACACGCTGAAGAACTAGTAGATAAATTTATACAATATACTCCTGCTGATTCTGAATTTGAATACCCGTATGCTAAACAATGTGCTTTGATAGCAGTAGATGAAATCTTAAAAGTATTGTCTAAGTATGGAACAAAAGAATATGAATATTGGGAAGAAGTTAAAAACGAACTACAAAAACTATGACACCTGAAGATTTAGAATTATTTAAGAAGCACATGCCCTTGTATGAAAGCTACAAGAAGCACGCATTTATCCGTAATTATGACAAAGAAGTTTACACGGAAATGATTCACTTGTATACCACTTACGTTAATCCAAAACATAATTTCAGCCATTGGTGTAGTAGCTGCCGGATGGAGTTGGTTAACTACCTGTATGGATGGTATACGAACGAAGAAAATACTACTTGGTATCGGCAGCAAGAAGAAGAAAGTGCCGAAGTACAGGAGGAAGCAGTAGCCCCGGTGAAAAGAGGAAGAAAACCTAAAACCACATAATATGGAAGCGAAACAAAAAGTAAGACTAGGAAACGGAAAGAAAAGAAGTGATTCTTGGCTTACAGCTGCGATCTGCCTATCCGATTGCCATGCGCACGCTTACACCTATAACGGGAAGACCTATATCAATGTAAGCATTAACATCTACGATAAGCCGAATGACTTTGGGAAGGATGTGGCTATTAACCTAAACGATTACAAAAAGGAAGAAAATAATAACCCACAGGTTAACAAAGTACCTACAGCAACTTATCAGGATGAAGATTACGATCTACCATTCTAAAAAAATCCAAATATGTCAAACTTTCAATTGAATTTCAATAGTGCAAAAAAAGTGATAAGTGTAACCCTTGAAGATGAAGAGCAGGGAATCTTTGATCTAGCTTACTTGTTTAAGAAGTTGCTAGATGATGCAGGAATCCCAAACAAGCTAGAGGAAAAGGATATCACACCTGTAGAACCTATGCAAGTAGCGAATCAAAAACTAGATTAAGAAACTACAAAAATCAACACTATGAAAAAGCCTGAGAGATCCGTGATAGAGCAAGCCATCGTGAAGGCATTTGGTAACCTATCAGCAGCCTCAAAGTCATTAGGTGTAGATAGAGTAAGCCTATATAAATGGATTGAACAGGATGGCCTAGAACAGGCTGTAATCGAAGGAAGGAATTCTAGACTTGATTTCGTAGAAGGGAAGCTAGATCAGAAGATAGATGGAGGTGATACTACTGCCATCATCTTCTTTCTTAAAACTCAAGGGAAGTCTAGGGGCTATGTCGAAAGGCAGGAGATCACAGGTGCTGATGGGAAGAAATTTTTTGAAGTGACCATTATAGATGGCGCAGATTAAACTTAAAACCAACAAAGTATTTAGGCATCTTGAGGAAAGCACGGCTAAGATAGTAGTGCAGCAGGGTGGCACTAGATCAGGGAAAACTTTTAATATCCTGCTTTGGATAATCTTTGCTTACTGCCAAAGGAATGAGGGTAAGATAATCACGATTTGTAGGAAGTCCTTCCCGGCTTTGAGGGGTACGGTAATGCGTGACTTTTTTCAGATTCTTAAGGATCATGACATATACTCTGAAGACTACCACAGCAAGAGCAATAACGAATATAGGTTAAACGAAAACACGATTGAGTTTATAAGTTTAGACATGCCTCAAAAAATCAGGGGTAGAAAGCGGGATTTACTTTTTTGTAATGAGGCAAACGAATTGACGCACGAAGATTGGACTCAGCTTCTGTTCCGTACAAATGAAAAGGTGATTCTGGATTACAATCCATCGGAGGAGTTCCATTGGATATACGATCAGGTGCTTACCCGTTCGGATGTGCAGTTCTTCCAGACTACCTACAAGGATAACCCATTTCTTGGCGATGTAATAAAAGATGAAATCGAAAGGCTAAAAGGCATAGACGAAAACTATTGGAGGGTCTACGGCCTTGGGGAACGGGGGCAGGCTAGATCCTTGGTATATACCTTCAGTACCACCAAAGAAATCCCAAAGGAAGCAAAGCTAGTAAGCTATGGCCTTGACTTTGGCTACTCAAGTGATCCTACTAGTTTGGTGCGCACCTACATTCTTGAGGATAATATGTATGTCGATGAATTACTATACCGGACAGGAATGACAAACCAAGACATCGCAAACGAAATGAAAGTATTGGGACTAGATCGCAGCAATGAAATCTATGCGGATTCAGCAGAGCCGAAAAGTATAGAAGAAATCTATCGGATGGGATGGAATGTTAAGCCAACTATCAAAGGATCTATCAACATAGGCATTGACATAATCCGTAGATACAAGCTGATTGCAACCGAAAGCAGTTTCAACCTTATCAAGGAACTCAGGAACTATAAGTACATAGAAGATAAAAACGGGCAGATGACCAACAAGCCTGTGGATAATTTTAATCACGCTCTGGATGCCCTGCGCTATTCGGTAGTGAATAAGATTTCAAAGAGCCATCTAGGTAGGTACTCCTTCAGATAGAAACACCAAACCAAATAAATATATTTAAAGCCATGTGGGATAAATTAACCGTTGGGCAGTTCATAACCTTGTACGATATCGAGGCAAGCCAAAACCTAAACATAATCGAGAAGCAGCAGAAAATGCTAGCGGTGATCGAGGGTAAGAATGAGCGGGAGTACGATGAATACAAATATCGAGACTTGATCAAAAAGTACGGGGAAAAGCTTTCTTTCTTTGACAATATTCCAGAATCAAAGCCTGTGGATTATTTGCAGGTAGGGGATAATCGCTATAAGTTCTGCTATGAATTGCAGGAGATCACAGCCGGGCAGTATATCGATATCCTATCCTTCAGCGGTGAGATCATGCAGTTGAATAAGATCGCTGCCTGTTTCTTTCTACCCATGGAGGGTGACAAATACAAGGGCTATGGGGTAGTGCCTCATGAGGTGGTCGCAGATGATTTGCTAGATGCCAACTTCTTGCAGGTTTACGGTTGTATGCTTTTTTTTTGTCAATTATTCAACGAGTTAATAAGCAGTACAATAACCTACTCAATTCAGAACAAGGAGATGGCGGAGAAAGCAGCCCATTTATGGCGCGTTGGGGTTGGATCTACAGCACAAAACAAGTGGCAGACTTCAACAACATAACGGTGAATCAGGCTTACGATTTACGGGTAGTTGAATATCTTAACTGCCTAGCATATTTGAAGGATTATAACAAGCACAAGGATCTCGAATACAAGAAATGGCAGTTGCAACAAAGGAACAGGTAGAAGGGCTAGTCAACATCGGAGGCAGAAGGCTGAAGGGTAACGAATTTGTCGCTGCCATAGAAGGGCAACTTGTTAAAAATATCACGGATGCCATGAATAAACTTGGCATTTCGATAGTAGATAACCTAGCAAAATATGCTCCTGTAGATAGTGGAAAGCTAGCAGGTTCTTTTAGGGTTTTAAAGGTAAGCGAAACCAAGACCGGCTACAGGCTAGAAATCAGCGTAGGTGCTGAGTATTCAGATTACCAAGACAAGGGTGTGAAGGGTATCCAGAACAGGCGCAAGACCTACAAGAATGCTGAAGGTAGATTCTATCAATTTAAAACCTACGGCATGCCTCCTGAAGTATTAGTAGAATTAGAAGGATGGATGAAGCGTAAGAACATGGAGATCGAAGCGACTAACTTAATCGAGGGAAGGCAGATGCTACCACAGATTTCAAGCAGCGCAAAGCGATTGGCATACTATATTAAAAAGTACGGTATTGAGGGTAAGATGTTTGTGAAGAAATCAATTGACGAAGCAACACCAGAATTCAACATCGACATTCAAAACATTGGATTCAATTCCTTGACCTTAAAAATAAGCAAATGATAACCCTAGTCCAACCTACAAATAGTATCCTGCCTGCATTCAATCGGATTAACTATACGATCAGCAGCGACAACGCAAACCTATCTGGGTTTAAATATGTAGTGAAGGTATTCAATACTGCAAACGAGTTGATCACTCAGGCATTCTATGACTCCCCGGCTAACCCTGCGGATTCTGTAGAATTTGATGTGAGCAAATTTGTATCTGTAAACTTTACCTACTCAAGCGGAGTCTATC